ATTGCCGCCGTTATGGCCGAGATTGGCACAAGCGGAATCAGTAAGGATCGGAAGAACCAGCAGCAGGGATATAACTTCCGTGGCATTGACGAGGTTTACAACGCCCTCTCTCCGATCCTGTCGAAGCACAAGCTTTGCATCCTTCCTCGCATCCTTGCCCGCGAAGTGGTTGAACGGCAGACCAAGAGCGGCGGCACGTTGTTCTATGTGACCGTTGAAGCCGAGTTCGATCTAGTGAGTGCGGAAGATGGGTCTAAGCATGTCATCCGTACTTTTGGCGAGGCAATGGACAGCGCGGATAAGGCGACAAACAAGGCTATGAGTGCTGCGTACAAATATGCGGCTATGCAGGCGTTCTGCATCCCCACAGAGGGGGATAACGACGCCGACGCGCATACATACGAGGTTGCTCCTTCATCGGCCCCAGCGGCTCCCGTAGCGTCTCCGAAGAAAAGCTTCGTCGAATACCACGCCTCCATAACGTCAGCCGTCGATTTGCAGGCGTTGGTTGAGGCTTGGAATGCAATCAATGATGACAAGGCTATTCCGAAGAAAGACCGGGCCGACCTTCTCCTAAGTAAGGATCAGCGCAAGATTGAGCTAACCAACCCCGGATATGTGGCTCCAAGCTTTGACAGCCTAGAGCCATGACTTCGTTCACTTTGATAAGCCCACGAGTACGTGAGAACGCCTTGGCTGAGGTTCGGAATGCGCCGGATGGCTATATCGTTACGGTAAAGGAGCCGAAGCGATCCACCGATCAGAATTCCATGATGTGGAGTTTGTTAGGCGATCTGGCGAGAGCGAAGCCTGAGGGCCGGAACTGGACGCCTGAAACATTCAAAGCGGCCATGATGCACTATCTAGGCCATCAGGTGATGTTCGCAGAGGGTCTTGGAGGTACCGGCCCATTTCCGATTGGCTTCCGAACCTCACGGCTGACGAAGAAGCAAATGACCGATCTTATCGATTGCATATTGAGCTACGGCGCGGAACATGGCGTCGTGTTCAAAGATACACGAGACGGAGGATGGATTGAATGAGGGTTCTAGTCTGCGGAGGGCGTGACTACAACGATAGCCGCCGCGTGTTCGCCGTTCTGGACAAGCTGCATAGTGAGGCCGGGATAGACGCGATTATTGAAGGCGGTGCAAAGGGCGCTGATAGGTTGGCTCGGGAATGGGCAGAGCATCCTTATGGGTGCGGAGGCGCTGAGACTTATGAGGCCGATTGGGAGAACCAAGGCTCATTCGCTGGGCCTGCCCGTAACGCCCGTATGTTGGCAGAAGGAAAGCCAGATTTGGTCCTAGCCTTTCCGGGCGGGCGCGGAACTGCTGATATGTGCCGGAAAGCGCGTAGGGCTGGTGTTGAGGTGGTAGAGATTGCGCCTTAGCTCGAAGAAATATCTTGCGGGGTCAAGGGGGCAACAATGTAGCCTTCGCATTCCTGGCGTCTGCAATAATGACCCAGACACGGTAGTTCCGGCCCACATTAGGGATCGGCACAAAGGAGGCGGAACCAAAGCTTCAGACCTATCGGTAGCCAATGCTTGCAGTTCGTGCCACGCCGTTTTTGATGGACAGGCAATGGCTAGGACAGGAACCCCTATAGACCCCGAGGAATGGCTGTTCTACGCCCTCAGAGGCCTACAGGAGACGCTAGAGCAGCGTTTCGAGGCTGGATTGCTCATAGTCCCCATAGACGTTGAACCCGCACTCAATGACCGGCCTATAAAGACGCGCAAGGCTAAGGAGGATAGGGCCAAGATTGCGGGTAGAGGGTTTCCGAAGGTATCGCGTAAATTTGGAAGTTGACTAGCCCGGCAATGTCTGGCAATCATTAGCTGACAACCGGAGGGGACTAAACAATGATTTCGAAGAGTGACGCTAGGTTGGATATTCGACTCCCCAGCGATCTACGGCGTGATCTAGAGCTTGAGGCCGAGAGAGTTAGCAGAACCAAGGCTAATATCGTCATAATCGCCCTCAGAGCATACTTTAACAAGAAGGAGCAGGCAGAATGAGCGAGGAGGCAGAGAAGAAATACCATCATTGCAGCTTTTGCGGGAAGCATCAGGATTACGTCCGAACTATCGTCGCTGGCTTAGACGCCATGATCTGTGATGAGTGCATATCGATTTGTGCGGATATCGTGGCCGATGCGCGCCGAAAGAAAATTGCAATCCCGGAGAAGGAGACAACAGAATGACCGCTCGCAAGCCAATTACAGAGCCAGCAATCGCCGTAGACGTTGAGTTCGGCAACCTCATCACCAGCCGTCACGATCAGGCTGTATCAGAACGTCAACGGCTGGAAGGACAGCGCAAAACACGGCAGGAGTACTATGCTCGTGAACGCCAGCGTATAGACGCTACAGAGGCGCAAGAAATGGCATCTCTCGGCGCACAGATCGGCATGCATACGAACATCGTTGAAATGTCCCTAGCCGCCCTTAATGTGGGCAAGGATGAACTGTCTGAGGGTATTAGATTGGTGGTGGGGCATGGATAACGTTGTTCGGTTTGACGGAATTACTAAGCTCCCAATCGCTCCAGACGATATCCTGGATGGCTGCAAGGGCCTGTATGAACGCGTGATCGTTATCGGTGTGGATGAGGCAGGCAATCAGCACTTACACGCATCAGAAGCCGATATGATCGTTTGCAATTTCGATCTGGACAGGGCGAAAGCTTGGATTATGCGGGAATGTATGGAGGATAACAAATGAGTTGGAACTATTGGACATTCCGCAACACCACACCCTATCAGAACCCACGGCGCAGAATCGTGGATGTATCGCGTAGGAACTACGAGGCTCAGAGAAAGGCAGAGAAATGAGTGACATTCCTAATGAGGAAGAGACGACGAAAATTCATGTCGAGTTTCAAGTGGGCAATTATGATGTTGTTGAAGGGGTATCTAAACTTAACCCCATTCAGGTGGTTGATGGTGTGCTGCTCTTGACCAATCCTCGCGGCCTAACCATAGCAGCTTACGCACCTGGAGTATGGGCTTGGGCCTCACCATTTGAAGGGGAAAAGAAGTGAGCATTATCAGTGAAGCTCTGCGGACCGAGATTTTGTATCTCGATGGAAATCCTGATTATATCGTACCTCATAGCACCTTATCGTTTCTGCAAGAGGCTGCTGAAGAAATTGAAGCGCACGAGATCATGCGTAAGCGTCTGGTTGACGTGGCAGAGAACTACCGCATGCTCATCATGAGTGATTATGAAGGGCGTAACGGTATCAACAGTTCGATGAAGGAAGAATACGATCTTGTCTTGAAGACAATCGCAGAGGCCACGGGGATTCCATATTGATGACCCCATCCACCACCCTCGCTCTCCTAGCCGCTTTATACCATTACAAGGATATCAATGAACCGGAACGATTGGGCGAAGATATGGGGCACGGCGATCATAATGGTAGTGGCGCTGGTGCTGATTGCAGCGTTCTAGGGCTTAGCGATCCTTCTCACCCGATACAATCGGAACTCCGGAGAGTCGAACAATGTTCGGGTCGGACGGATTATAAGCACCGCTATTCCCAATAGCGGATTTGATCTGCGCAGGATTAAATACAGCGTACTGATCTTGATTGCCGCCGACATCACCCGTGTTCTTTAGCAGAACACCGTCATATCCTGCTTCTCGGGCCTGTCGCACAATCGCTTCACGGCTTCGACCAAGAGCGTCGGTTGCTCCACCCTTCATGTCGATTGTGAGGAGGTTTTCTGCTTTGACGTAGGCAGGAATAACGCTGCCCTTCCCCGCAGCATATTGGGAAGCCACGGCGGGATCGGGAGAGAAATAAACTGCTCTCTCGTTTCCAGCCCCATCGCGAGGGACGCGGAAAGTGTCGAAATTGCCCTCTGTCCCGTGGTACACAGTCATGGGGGAACCGTCAGGATTCCTCACCTGACTATTTCCCATCCATTTTTCCAAGGCCGATACGCGCTGAGGCGTTAAAGAGATGGCCTGTGGAGGCCGGGGAGCGCCGCCCATGCCTAGAGAGCCAACAGGCCGAGCCATAGGAACGGACCCGAGAGAAACAACGCCAGCCATGTTTGAGGCGGCATCCATAAGGCCGCCACTGAATGGCCGAACATAGCCACTAGGTTCAATTTCAGTCTGGCTGTATTCGCCACGAAGCGCATTGCCAGGAGCCATAAGCGCGCTCGCCACAGCACTAGCGTTTCGGTTGAGATCGGAGTTGACGGCTCTGGAGAATGGGGATTGGTTAAGGTCTTGAGCTTGTTGGCGAGCCAATGCCAGCAGTATGGATTTTGGATCAACCATAATAGGCCTCTTTCCCTTTTGCGGAATGGGTCAACCTCAAGCTCCTCAAAGAATGCGGCTAAAGAGCTTGCTGATGAACACCAAGACAGGTTCGAGCGCTTTTGAGCTTGCTACCAGAATGCCAATAACCACACCCGCGATCAACTGCCCGACGCCGCGCCCCTTGGAAGGAACATAGGGCGCGGCTGATGCTCGCGTGAAGAACATCAGACCCAACGCTTGGAGATAGAGCGCAATGGGCAGGATATGCGTTGAATCCAGCCAGTCCTTAGCGCCCACAATATTTCTGGTTGCAATCCCGTAAGGGCGCATGACCACGACGCTTACGAGAAGCAAGAAGATGCCAAACAGCCCCAAAGCAGCGCGGCCTTGCTCTCCAGACGAGAAAGCCTTCCATGTCTCCATGAAGAGGATGTAAAGGCCCAGCCCCCGAATACCAGCATGGGCACGGAGATAATATCCAGCATAGTCTGGGGATCGATGAAGAACGCGGGGACGGCATACGTTGCGATAAGAACAAGCGCGACGGCAACATTCCGATGAGGTGTCTTGTCAGTCACGGCGTTTGCCCTCTTCTAGGCGCTGAAACATCTCACCGAGCATTCCTCGTACCCCCTCAGCCTCGATAGATTTCGTTGCGTCATCGAGCTTTAGTAGGTTCTTGTATAGCTCATTTCGTTTGCTTGAAACAGCCGTTTGCAAGCGTTCAATTTCAGGATTACGAGAGGGCTTCTTAGGTTCTCTGTGAAAAGGCCACATGGCTATTGGCCCCTCTTGCCGGATTCGATGGCAACGATGACTTTCTCTACCAGCGCTGAAACTTTATCATTCTGCACTTGAGTATCAGCCCGCCAACTGTTCAGGGTCGCAATGTGCGCGTCGTCCTTGGCTTTGATTTCCGCATCGTATTCCTTGCGCTCTTCCCGGCGCTCTTTACGCTCGTTAAGCCAAGCCCATACAATAAGAGCGGAGATACCATATGGCCCCCCGCTCAGAAGCGTTTGGATAGCGTCTGCGTCCATTGACCTATTTAGCTCTCAGTCAGAGACTTAGGCGTGGAGGATGGTAGCTTGGCTGTGATGAGTTTTTCCATAGTTGGCTGGCTGATTTCGAACTTACGCACTGCATCGGGAACGGATGCGGTGACATACTGTTGCGCGGCGGCGATAACAGACACCTTGGCACTATCAGGAACCGTACCGTCCTTGTTGAGCTTGCCGTTGAGAACCTGCTGGATTGCCCAATTCAAGCCGTTAGTGAGAGCCATCTGAAGCGCCTCACGGTGCTTGGCCTCCATCTCCTTACCTGTAATTCGGGCATAGAGAATTGCAGCCCAGCCGAGCAACGCGGTAACGATGATGGGGATCAGAACAGCGAGAACCTGACCGATGATTTGGTCTTGGAAGAATTCAAACATTTACCGTCCTTTCGGGAGCAGCGAGAGAAGGAAATCAGCGAACGCAGCGATGATCTTCTGCCACCAGGATTGCTTGGGAATTAGCGGCTCATCATGATCATCTGGCAGGTCTATAGGGATGGGCTGTTGCACTGGTTTGCCCTCTCGCAATCGCATCAACAGAGCGGCCACACCAAGTTGCTGATCGACATGGTTGGGATCGTACTTCCCATCCGCTACATACTTGCCGGTTTTGTACTGATCGGTCCCGGCCCAGAGGTATGGAGATGGCAGGCCCTTGTTGCGATAGCCCAGCCCATTGTATTTCTCTAGAATGTCGAGAGTGCCGCCGATGGACCAATCCTTGTTCTTCGCAGCATAGGGCGGACAGACTACCAGAGCATCAATAGCGGCCTCTTCCCATGTCGAAAATGGACCGCGACCCTTGGGAACAATCGTGGTTTTCTTTCCAGCCCCGATGATTTTCTGGCCGTTGTGCAGGACGCCTTTGAAGTCGCCAGAGGATTCACGGTAGTGGATAACGCCGATAACGTCCCACGGAACGCCAGTGGCTTTGGAAACAGCTTCGTAGCGCTTACGATTCGCTGTGATCTTGTCAGCCTGAGCATTAATCGCCGTTGATCTGGTGAACTTGGCAATCTTCCAGAGTTCAGCGTTTGCCGTCATATCATCACCGCCGGAGGGGAATAGTATGCAAATGTAGTCATCGGAAATATCTGCCTACAACGCGCCCTTGACTGAGATTACCTGACGCGAAAAATAACTGCATAGCCTGAATGACGGTCGCCGCGTTTCTCCTACCTCCGCCTGTAATCGAAAACTGTATGCCGGTATTATCGATTCCATACGAACTATAAGACAAAATTTGGCGCTTCACTGTTCCGGGGTTTCGGAATCTGATAGTTCCTGATGCGGACTGCCCTGCGGAACTCCCCAAGGACGAAGTTAAAACGATCTCTGTAGTTGCCGCGTTGCCTGTTTCGGCTACTGATGCACCAACGGTACCACGAATTTGAGCGTAGTTATAATCAGATGCGCCACTATCGAATGGGGGGCCACTAGTTGGCGATGTTCGAAGACGAAGATTCTGCGCGTTCGTAATTGGCGCTATGTCGTCAAAGTCGATTTCAACAATCTTTGCATCTGAAGGAAACCCCGTAATGGTTAGGGGGGCCGAATTTGCCAGTGCCGTATCCTGAAATGTCGTCCATACGCCGGGGATAGCTCTCTGATAATTCAGAGCGCGCCAATTGCCCCCACCTTCTGATACAAACAAAGCCGTATCGCCAGAAGCCGTAGTGATATTAGCCGCGCCGGGGAGGATGAGGCTTGTTGCATTGTGGGTTAGCGTTAGAACGCTGGAGAACCGCAGCGCCCGGAGAACGCCCGCCGCTTCAGTCCCAAATCCTGTAATCGTCGTTGTTCCGGTAATCTCGACATAGTAGCCCGAGGCCGTGCTAAGATCGGTTGTGGCAGCAGAGGGGATGGCACCGGAGGATGTATGGAAATTGTCGAATGCCCCTATAGGGGTCGAGGCATTTGAGCCGCCATACTCAATTGGTTGTGCAGTGTTAAACATATTATAAATATCACTAACAGTCGCATTCCAGACAGAGGACTGGATAACGTCGCCGGGGTTCTGAGGAACCGCGCCCGGAACTGGCGATGCAACTACGGGGCCTCTGGGCATTCAACTTCTCCGAACGGTGTTTTATGATTGTACAAGAAATCGATCTTATAGGCTAGCGCAGATGGCGCTCATAATATACGCCGCCCGTCTCGTTTGAGGTAAGTTTGCCGCTCCCATCATTGGTGAACCCGGAAATCTGCATTGGGGCTGATTGCCCTCCCCTTACATTCGCACCATCAACAACCACGCGAAGCGGAGGGGCCGACGCAATTGGAAGGCCGTATTGCGGAGCCTGGCGGACTTGCGGAAGCATCGGGGCCATAGTCTGATTGACGCCACGAGCCAGCGGCGCTGTTCTACGAGCCTGAAGTGCGGATGATGCCATTAGAGGCATTGGCGCTGATTGACGGGGCGGCATAGAGCCAAGAGAACTAAGCGCCGCGAACTTCGGGCGCGTTAGCCCCGCTGGGCCATTAATTCCGATATCATAGTTTTGTGCAGCAATGCCGGGAGCAAGCCTCGCCTGCGACAGAGGTGGACTACGTTCAACATAGCTCTGATTAGCCATAAGAGCAGCACGGCGAGCGGCATCCTGAACAAGCGCTGGACGGTTTTGAACGGGAGGGCTGCGCTCCACATAGCTAGGGTTTGCCATCAGTGCAGCGCGTCTTGTAGCCTCTACCATCGCGCTCTGATTGTTCCCGGTCATTGGTATTGACTGGACAGATCGCGTGGCTGGAGCAGCGCCAATTCCCGATGTTGGGATGGTATCGATGGTTTCGCCGGGAGCGCGACGAATAGCCAAGTCTAGTGATTGTGTTACGGGGTATGGAGTGACCTGCGCATTCCGTGCCGAACTGCTCATGATCGGATTACGCATCTGGGCAAGGTCGGGAGACTGCGTTGCAGGGGAAACATTCCGTACTGATTGACCGGCAAGCCGAGCCATAGCGGATTTCAGCGCGTCGGAGCCCTCTGATGGGATAAGCGAGCGCTGCGATGATAGGGCGTTGGACTGCGTTGCGGGACGCGCATACGTTGGACGGACTGTATCGGTCAGGCTAGCGACCTGATTAGGTATTTCACCGGGAGGAATTGGGCGCGAAGAATAGTAATTGTGCCCACCAAACTCTCCCGTTGGCGTCATTCCCCTAGCCCATGAAGGCTGCGAGATAGTGCCGGGAGCGTAATAGTGATCAGCGCCGCCCGTAGGGTCGCCCGGTTGCTGAGCAAGTCGCCAAGCCGCCTCCGCTGCTGAACGCATAGACCCCATTTGCTGGGCTTCCCGTGCCGCAGGGCCGGGGTTCGCATATCCGGTGTACTGATAGGGCTGCTGGACAACTTGCTCAGGGCTAAGACCGCGAATGGCCGAACGGTTGAGAATCGTCTCGGCAACCCGGCGCATGGATTCCTCACCCTGTCCGCCCGCTTCGGCAATCAAGGTGTCGATGATGGATTTTGCGATTTCATCGGCCATTGACGGAAACCTTCATGCCATGGATATTGAGCGAAAGGAAATTGAGATGACAATTACACGAAATGCATGGATTTACGCTGTTGCCTTCGCTGCGGCCTACGGGATCGCAAAGTTCCTTATTCCGTGGCACGTCTTCTTCTCCTAGAAGTTAGGCAGCATCCGGCCACCAAGATTGCCACTGGCATTCATGAGGGCCTGAGCAACAGGGGAGAGTTCCTGAGATGGTAGAGCACCGCCAGCACGAGCCAGCGCAGCGGCAATCTGCGCATTCTGGACTGTTCCCTTCTCTGCTACTCTTCGTCCAATCTCGCCTGGAAGAGCGACTAGGCCAGCGCCAAGAGCAGCACCTATCGGGCCTCCCGCACCAGCACCAGCCGTACCGGCCAGAATTGACGGAATGGCAGAAACGGGGCCGCGAACAGAGAACTTACCCACACTACGGGCAAAGTTTTCAATCGGGCCTCCCTCAGCCACGCGGGCGATTTGCTCAGCAAGCTCAGGCGTTATGCCTCTTACTTGACCCTTGATGATCCGTGCATTTAGCTGGCGGAATTGGGTGCGAAGTGCATTATCCATGCCAGACTGAGAATATTGGCTTGCACGGTTTTCGGCTAGGTCAATTGCCTCTTCAATGAGTTCGCCTGTCTTTGCTCGCCAATAGAGGTTCGAAGCCTCCGCAAGCTCAGGGGCTACGTTCTGAGCGAAGTCGTCAAACTCGCCAAGCATGATTGTAGCGACACGGCGTTCGCCGGGGTCAAGGCTCTTGGCGGCATCCTGCAAGTTGCGACGGATAGCCTGCATCTGCCCAACGTCAAGCGGCCTGCCCTTATATTCTTCAAATACGTTTAGGACGCCCGAAATCTTGGGGTATGTCTGGTTCACCTTGCCGCTAGGCAGGACGACATTCTCAGCCCGTGCAATGCCTTCAATCGTATCGGCAATCTGGGTCGTAGCCTGTGGAGATGATGTAACGCCAGAGGCTCTTGCGGCTTGGTATAGAGCGCCCGCCTCATCTGACAATTCTTGCACGGTTGGAACAGCCTTACGCTGCGCAGCCGCCATCTGACCGCCTGCAATACCACCGGTTACGCCGCCAAGAACGCCGCCAACTGTAGCGCCCTGAGCAGCAGCACTCAACCGTCCCGGAAGCGATGAGTCTTCTGATCCGCTAAAGCCGGAGGAGCCACCCATAAGTGCGCCCTCAATCGCCCCGCGCCCTGCCATTCCGGCAATAGTTGGTTTAGCAACGTTGACGACATTCGACCCACCCGTAAGCAGGCCAAAGCCGAGAGCGCCAGCGATATCTCCGCCCGCCGCCGCAATAGGAGCCTGATCATAAGCCTGATTGGTTAGGGCTTGCTGCCCTTCCTGAGCTGATATGAAAGAGCGACCTAGGAAGGGAAGAATATCGCCCATTCCAGAGATCGAATCCCGCCCCATCATCAGGTTTTCAGCGCCCTTGATGGGAGTGCCCAGCAAAGAGGATAGTTCGTCATAAGCACCCATAGTAGCGCCCTGCCCCATCCCAACAGCCGTTGAGTAGGCAGATTCGCCTAAGCGCCCAAGCATGTCCGGTTGTGCTGTCTGGGGAGCAGCTATAGGAGCAGCTTCAATGGTTGGCTCAGCGTTTCCAAACTCGCGCTGAAGAACTGCCTCAATATCAGCATCAGGCATGCCATCAGGGAATTGAGCGATAGAGCCGTCTGGTAGCTTGATTTGGATCATTCCAGACGCCCCGTTGCCGGATTGAAGACACGTACTACCGCTGCGGGAGCGTTTGAGCCTTGATCTACTGCGCCACCAGGAGCCTTCCGCTGCATTGCTGCAACGTCGCGCTCCTTCTGTTGAATGAATGCGTCGAGAATCGCCTTTTTCTCGCGTGGCGATTTATTGGGGTCACCAAGTGTTGCACGCAGGCTCTGGCCTTCTGCCACGGTGAAGGCCGCGCCGAAGGTGTCTTTGAGCAGAGGCAGAACCTGATTGTCCACGATAGCGATGTAACTTGCGCGATCGATTGCCCCTTGACCCGGGTCAAGACCAAACTCGCGTTTAAGAGCATCCCCAGCCTGACCCATTTGTGTGTACGTAGCAGTATCGGCAAGCGATGTAAGCTGATCAATGACGGTGCGAAGGCCGGGCATTTTGCTCTGAACGCTCTCAGCCAGAGCGATGTTCTCGGCGTCAGTCTTGCCTTCGACGCCGCCAAAGCCGGTCTCGTAAGCTGCCTCACGGTTCTGCTTGGGAGTGCGGAAGAGTTCGTTACCGTAAATGTCCTGAGTGATAATCTCAGTGCCGGTGTCGATCTGCTTTGTCGTCGGCGCGGGGGAGAAGCCTTCAGCACCTTGCAGGGGTTGCCAATTGCCTTGATTGGAAGCCTGCCCCAGCACCACGTTACCCTGAGCGTCCTGCATAGGGACGATGTTGCCAAAGAAGCTCTCGTTCCCCTGTCCACCATTCGCGGCATCGGCCTGCAATTTAGCAAGCTGCGCCTGATACATCGGGTCTTGGCGTTCGATGCCCTGATTGAGGAGCGCTGAAGCGATGGAGGTTTGAGCAGGGCTTGCCCACGCGCTATCCGGCGACGTTAGAGCGGCCATGATGGCGTTAGGATCGGAGTTGATAGCAAGATCGGCAAAGAGCGAGCCAGCACGTTCCCGGCCCGCCGATTCAGCATCCGAAACACGCCCCTCAAGAACTGTGCCGCTGAGAGCCGCCGCAACATCTGCAAGGCCCTGCCCCCAATTCTGAGCGGGCGTAGCAGATTGAGCTAAGAGGGCTTCAGCGATAGCGCGTTTGCGGGCGGCTTGTTCGGGGGAGGTGATCTGCTGCCCGCCTGCGCCCCACTGGAATGCCGGAAGTGCCATTTAGCCCACCTTATCGTACTGGACGCGATAGAAACCGTCTGGACCCATCGTAACCGCTTCTGGATGGCTTTCGAGCAAGTCCTGCGCGATATAGCCAATCTGCGTTGGACCGCCGTGCTTATAGGAAAATTTGTAGACCGGGACACCTGAATCTGTCTGCCCGATCCGCACGATATCCTTCTTGGCACGACGATCAGAGAGAAGTGGGATAAGCGATGCACCGGCTGAAAATAAACCACCTAAGGTTTGCTGGCCCGCGTTGTAACCCTGCATTTGTTGCTGATAACCCGCATTGGCAATGCCAGCTACGTCCGTGCCTGCCACGCTCGACTGAGGCGCATTGACGAAGTTGGGCTGTTGGACCTGCCCCTGACCAGATAGCGCAAGGATTTGGTTGAGAGGACGGTCCGCAAGAGCCATCTGGCTTTGGAGTGCGGTAGAGTAGTTGGAAAGATTCGCGTTATTATATGCTGTCGAACGGCTCTGAGCGAACTGATCACGTGCGTCATTATACGCCGTAGAGCCGGGCCGCATGCCTCGATTCACAAGGTCGGTTTCGTTCTGCTGTGCCAGCCTATCCCATTGTGGGTTGAGGTTCTGCGCCGTGAGATCGTTAAGATAGCCCTGCTGTGCGGACCAATCTAGCGGCTTGTTGAGAATGCCAGAGAGCTTGCCTGACTGTTCCTGAGCGAGATTGGCGAGATTCTGCTGCGTTCCCATAGAGGTATTGAGAAGCTGTTGGCCTGCGCTGGAGAGGGTCTGCTCCGCCTGAAAGCGCGGCGTTCCATCCGACCATGTGCCGATCTGGGAATAATTGAGGTTCCCGTATGGCGTGATCTGGTTGGTGGAGTTGAGGCCGGTTTGCGTAATGGCCGTCTCACGATTACTCGCTGTCTGGCTTGATGCAACTTGCTGAGGATTAGGGCTGCTAGGCGGCTTACCCATGAATTAGGTTCTCCTGTTGAACCGGCTAGAGCGCCATTGATCGTCTGTAAGGGTGCAGATAACTTCTGCTTCATGCCTACCACGCAAACGTGGGATTGTACATAAATCGAAGCCGAATCGATCTGCAATGTTCAGCATTCTCGAATTATGCTCGCTGACGCGCATTACAACCATTTGGCATTCGAGCAATTCGAAGACATACCTGAATATGGCGCGAATCATTCGGCGGGTAAGCCAGCCGGGGTGAATGCAGGCGCTCGTCATCTCGATGACGCCCTCTTTGGGATAGTAGTTATGAAATGCCGTCCCGCCAACAATTTGGCCTTTATCGTAAACGCCGAACGCGGCCATGAAATAACCAGCAAATCCAGACTGGCCTAGCCGCGCTGCTACCCATTCCCCGACCTGCTTGTCACAGCCAAAGACTACATGCATTAAACCACCAAGCCTCCTTGCTCGACGGTCACGTTGAGGCTGATGATTTCGACGTTGGGCGTATTGGGCGATCCTATGGGCATCTGAAGCCCGGTCGAATGAACGCGGCCAGCCAATGCCCCCTGTGGTGTTACCCAATAGGTTGTCTTTGGGGTTTGAATACTTGAGCCATCGAACACGGCTTGGTCCCACAAACCAATATCATAGACCGACTCAGGAGCCGTCTCGCCTTCAACGTTCGGAGGGCTGGGGAAGTTAATGGTGTAGTCCACAAAATTGACCATTCGGACGGCAACGGGATAAGTCGTTAGAAACTCCCCGCGTACCTGCTTGATAGTCTTTACCGTGCCGAACGCGCCCATGTGATTCCACGACATTGCCACCTGCATTGTGTAGGGAACGCCGTTATCATATCCCCCCACTTCAGCAATCCGAATGGTCCCATCATTGGATCCGTAGAATAGCTGATTGTTATGAATGGCAAGGCATCGCATATCGAGGCCGGTATATCGACCCCATGCGCCTGTCTGGAGGTTTTTGACAAAATTGATTGGTGGAGTTGCCGTCGAAACCAGAGGCACGTTCACATAGGCAAGGCCCTTGGTTTCCCACTTCAGGCATTCCCACGGAACAGTGCGGCGGCGACCAGCCTCAAGCGTCCAATCTGGTTCAATAGCCGACGATAGAGCATCGATAGACAGCGCTGCCGGGTCTTTGACACGAATGGCAGAGACAGCCACCCAACCGCGCTCTGTGAGGATAGCGATATCCCCACCAGCCTTCATCCATCCGTTGATCCCAAGCGGCTCTGGGCCTTCTGCGACGCCCGCCAGGGTCCAATCAGTACCTCCAGGAAACGAGCCCTGAAAGATTGCCAATTCTCCCTCAGTGGACACAACAACCAGATAGTCATTAAGGGAGTTCGACCCGGATTCACTGGACCATGTGCACGTGAAGAACACGGCCCCGCCCTTACGGAATATGCCCGCAAGGTTTAGCTGAGACGCTACCCCGCCAATCGAATCCACCGGGAGATAGTGAACTACAAGGCTATTCTTCTCTACGAAATAGAGACGGTTGCGGTAGACATTCACATGGCTAAACGTTGATGTGGTCGCGCCTGTAATGGCCGGGACAGAAAGAGCATTGATCGGGGTTGCTACTGTGCCATCATAGAGCAGCGCTTCGTCCGTCCCATTTACCCAATAGGCGAAATAGCCGCCTGATGTAGCGAACTGTGCCGATGCGTAGTAATTCGATGTCTGTCCTGTCACCAAAGCCACAGGCGGGATATCAGGATCGACCACCGTTGTAATGGGAAAGATAGACCCATCCGAAGAGGCGAATATCTGCGAACTCATTGCCCCCTGATAGGTCGGCAGGCTTTCGACAGTATCAGTCCCGACCGTCGCATATATCTGGTTTCCACCACGCGGCTTGACTCCCTTGGTCGTGGGGTAGCCATTGTCCAGAACAATGCAGGTACCCTTCTGAGAGGCCGCAAGGTTCTGCGCCGTCACCCACCCACCCAAAGGAGCCGGGTATGCCTCAGGCGTGGCTACAGAGGCTCTATTCTGCCTGCGGGCTAGGGCTGCATCCATACGGCTCATGGGAATGTCTGCCCATTGCGGTTATAGAATCCGCTGCGAGAGCCAGAGATGATAGACTGGCGCGATCCGGTATCTTTCCAAGTCGCCTTGCCCATCGCTTCCTCATACTCGGCAAGTTCTGAGGCGTAATCCTGCTGCTGCTGCTTTTTCCAGTTCCATATGATGCAGAGTGTCAATAGCCGTTCATCAAGCGTGAAGGTATCACCATCGGAGGTGAAGCGCTGAGTTGTGCCATTCACAATCCAATTGGAGACGTAAAAGTATTGAAGGTTCTGGCCTACAGCGAGCGTGGGGCGAATGTTGAGATTGCCACCGAACAGGGACCATCTCGGCTCCCATGGCTCTAGCGTGTAGGTTTCCATCTGAAGCCACTGGTTAACGTCCGCGACCTGCTGAGACGGATACCATGTAACCGATTGGCTCCAGAGATTAGCGTCTTTGACCATGCGGTCGTAATCATCTGGCAGTGAGAATGCAGTTAGCGCCCCATCACCGTTGATCGTGGCAACCTTCTTGAGGCGCTGCCAATCATAGGTTTCCATGATCTGGATTGCGCACTCATTCACCGTGGATTGCATCATCTGCCACGTGCGTTCGGTGGATGAGAAAACAACGGATGGGTATGGAAGGCCAAGACTAAGAGCGGCGTCTTGAATGCAGCTAAGAACCGTCAATGCATTGGCCTTCCATTATTTAGGCAGCTTCGTTTAGTTCCGAAGAGATGCGCTGAAGGGTTTCGAGGGATGGATTCCCGACAGGGTATTTGCCAGTCTTCGCCTTGATTTCCTCACGGAGGCGGGTGTACTCGCCCTCATTGGATACCGGCTGCACGATCTGAGCGGAGAGCATAGCGCGAAGCTCTGCAATCTCACGCTGCATCTCGTTAACCTTTTCATTAGCGCCGGTTTCCTGACGCTTCTGAAGGTACTGCTGGGCGAGCGATTTAAGCTCATAGCCCTTGCCGCCAAGCTTTGGAATGTTGCGATCATCAAGGTTAGCCAGCGCCTCGACGCTGTAAATCTTGAGCATGCGCAGTTCGGAAATGCGCGATGGATTGAGGAACGGAGCTTCTTCCAAAGCCGTGCCGTCTGCCGTCTGCGACTTACCATCCTTGAACTGAGCATACTGATCCGGCCAGCGCATGGCGTAAGTGATTTCTTCTAGGCCGTCACGTACCCAAAGGTCTTTCGCGCGGAATACGGGGCCGAAGCGGGTTTCGCCTGCAATCTGTACACGAACACACTCTTCGCCTTCGTGCATGAAGAAGAATGGGACAATGACCGATTGTGCGCTTGGGTCGAACTTAGGAAGAAAGGGGTCCATTGGGATTCCTTGATTAAAGGTGCAGAAGAAAGCGGGAGCCGAAGCCCCCGCCTAGTGGTTTAGAGAGCGATCTGGCGGAACCAAGTCCATGCATTGATGGGAATGGCTGCAACAGTCGTCTCGTAAGTACCAGCGCCTACTGCTGCTACCCAAGTGGTTTCGTTGATGATTACGTCCGTACCAGCGGTAGCGATAGCCGCGCCCGCTTTTGCAAAGACATACTTGTGGCCGTCAGAGCCGAGAACAGCAGCACCAGGAAGTGGGCTGTCAACGCCAGTGAGATCGAACCAAAAGTCAGTATCAAACTGCTCAAGGTCAGGGCCAAGGCTAGGAGTAATGCGGAAAACCATGATTCAAATCTCCTATCAGGGCACGGAATCGTACAAGCGCCAGGAGTACTGAGGATCACCCAATACAAGCTGGCCCATCCACACCAAGAAGTTTGCGATGGCATCTTGGTTGATTGGCATCTGACCGTCGCCATCAAACAGCATGTCCATGTTACGATCCGGGTGCTGATAGAGGTACAGCGAGGACGAATCGAGACCATAGGTGGTGTTTGCAGGCATTGCCGAACGGATACCGGCAGCCGGGATAACTTCGGCCACAAAGCCCGCACCGGCAAATTCAAGAGCCGGGAAGCCAAGGCGACCAACGCGGCCCTGGGTGGTGATGCGCTGATGGGCAACAAGCGACTGCGAGAACGCCGTAAAGTGTTCAGCAGACGCAATCAGGAGATCAGCACCCTTACGGCCCTTCGAACGCTGAAGCATGATAGCTTCATACATTGGACGGATCGTGGTGGAATCGACCTGTGTGCCAATTGTCGGGAATGCCGAGTTGGCATCGTAAGACGAGGTGCGCCAGATGGCATTGGTCGAACGGTCAATACCGCCATACGTACCAGTGTTGGTCACAACCGGGAGGGCTGCGGCAAGACCGATAAGCTGGCGACCGTTCGAGCCTGTACCATCGCCGTGGACAGCGGCTTCCATGGTATCACGCATGGAGCCGATGGCGGCGTTCTGGTACTCTTCCATCAGGTCAATAACCTGCGCACGACCACGGTTTACCAGCAGTTCCGTACCATTGAAGGAAATCGGAACAGCGAGGTTCGTGGGCGTAAAGTACGCATCATTGAACAGTTCGATGGGCGAGTTTCGGAGGTAATCATACCCCGTAAACCACTGTCCGTCCTGCTTGTTGATCTGGAGGTGATGGCGGATTTCGGGGCCGTAGAAGCTCCGAACATTGCCGCGTTCACGAATGACCGCAAGGACGGGGTCATTGTTGTACACCAGTTCCGTAATGCCTTCTTTGCGCATAGCCATAGAGGCAGATAGAAGCTGGCGATACTGACGGTCGGTAGTGACTGCCATTCTGTATCAATCCTTCATGAGCGAATATCGAGTTGGTTCATTGCCGCTTCGATGGCTTCGCGTGAACTAAGTTTGACCCCTTTGCCAGCGTAAACGTCTGTTCCGTTGGTTAGGGAGCCTTTGATGGATTTTTCGCCAGCCGGGTTTACCGGCCTCTGGGCACTTCGCGTAGTATGGGACTGTGACGCGGGGTTTATCCGCTCTGCCATGTCCACTGCTGCAAACAAACGTGATCGTTCATCTACAATTGACGACAGTTTATCACTGTTAAAGAAAAACGCAACATCCGGCCTCAGTTCATCGAACCGGGGGTGCTGCTGTCGTACCTCTGCAAACAGGGTGTTTTCCACCTGTTGGATAGCCTGCTGTTGAGACGCCTGCTGCTGCGCTTGCGTCTGGGCCTGAGTGAAGCCCTGAATCTGATGCGTTAGCTGCTGGACCTGTTGCTCTAGACGCTGCGTATGAGCGAGAGCCGGGTTCTGCTGAAGCTGCTGTTCCTTGCCGAGAATATGCTTGGCGTAGTCAACAGGTGAAATACCCACAGACTTGAGAACGCGCTCAATCCCCTCTTCCGGGCTCTGCTTTAGAAGCCGATCAATGGCCGTGTAGTTCTCAAGGGCCTGCTTGACGGTAACGCCCGCCTGCTGGGCCATCTCTTCAAATGGCTTTAGGTCTTTGCGGAACTCTCGGTCCTGATGGTATTCCTGTTTTCCCTTCTCGAAATTGTCGAGAGCGCGATAGAACTCACCCCGAACCTCTTCAGGTGCATCGGCCCACTTCTCCTTGGCGCGGGGGAGGAAGTTGTCAGGAGCGCGGTTAATGTCGCGATCACCAGAAGGGGGCTTAGGAGGATCAACGGGCGCGGGGTCGTCATCAGTCTCAACCGCCTGCTTCAGATCAACCTTAGGCTCAGTGGCCTTTGGCTTATCCTCAACCGCTTTATCCTCAATCTTGACTTCCTTGGCCTTCGGATCGGGTTTCTTTTCCCGAATATCCTCAACCTCTGGAATCTTGCCATCCTTCTCCTCGATAGCCTCAAGGCTCTTCTCAATGGCTTCGCGGGCAGTGGGCGGCTTAACTGGTTCCTTTGGCTCCGGAGTAAAGCTCACCGTGCCCGGATTAGGGGTATCTTCAACGGCAAGCGAGGTAAGGGCTTCTTCGGTCATGGTACGTCCTGGAATTCGCCACGATTAATGGCTGCTTCGGCTTTCTCTACCGCTACCAAGAAATCTTCCTTCTTCGGAGCGAGAGGCTGGCGAGGTGTAGGAGTGATAAACTCAGGATCATTCCCAACCTCAATGTAATCGACACCCTTTGGATTATTGGGTGCCTTGTAGCTTTCCCGCATTGCAGCGCGGGAGGTGTATTTCTTGCCGTCTGCCATCGAGACAAGCGGCTCTGTATCGTCGCGAACACCAATCATGGGGAATTCCAGATCGGAACGCTTTGTTTCCGGTATAACATAACATTCTGAAGGCCAGCTATCGAGGTAATGCCAGCCGCCACATATACGGCAAGAACGCTGTCTCATCAATTCAACCTAAAGATTCGGACTTGGATGGAATAATTGGTGGCAACGCCTAAAGCAGGAACAATGATACCAACTGTTATCTGTCCTGCTGTAGAGCAATATGCATCTTGGATTGAGTACCCTGCGGGCGGGGCTGCTGTGGGTGCGGCAACATATGACCCCGCCGTAACCGTTCCTGCGAGTGCTACAGTGACACGCCGAACACCTAGTGCGAGTGTGATAAGCGCCGATTCCGCGAGAGTCACCGTGCCGACTAGTACGGAAGCATTTGTGCCGTTGGCTCCTGCTGCACCCGTGGCCCCAGTTGCGCCGGTTGGTCCAATTGGTCCTTGAGCGCCAGTATCTCCCTTTACCCCTTGGGCTCCCGTGTCGCCTTTAGAACCAGTCGATCCCGTTGCCCCGGCATTACCTTGAGGACCGGATGCGCCTGTATCGCCCTTATCGCCTTTCGGTCCTTTAAGGCCATATCCTGGGCTGCGAACTGTCATATTCCGAAACCGTAGTTAACTTCTAGCGGAACGAGGCTCCCGCTGTCGATGGGGAAGCCTGCGCGAGCAACTGCCATTGCAGACATGCGTTCGGGCTTTTGAGTAGCATATACGGAGACATGGCCGGGAGGCAGTAGCCAGCCTTTGCCTTCCTCAACCTCTCCTGTCTCGCCTAGCTTAAATCCGCGCAAACGCACATAGCAGGAATTGGAATTTACCACCTGAAACGCATCGGCATTAGCTGGGATAAAGTTGGCTGGGACCATAGTTGAGGTTCCTGCCGATGCTCCCACTACAACCAAGATGGGGTCCGTCAGTCGTCTGTAAGGCGTTGCGATAGCCATCATACCAATTCCGTAACTACGGCCACGCCATCATTTGGATCAGTAGCCCACACACCGGTAATGATGCCGGTATAGGGCACGCCGATTTCCTGCGTAGCGTTCTGGGGAAGGCGATAAGTGAACATCGTTGCGGATGCTGTGCCTGATGCCAACCGAACATAAAGAATGGCGCTGGACGTATTGGTGATGATCGCACCTTTACGCGCTGTGTTCGCAGCAAGGAGCGTCGTGCTTGTAGCCGTGTCGTTAACGTTGGTGACCGCGCCTGTGGTCGCAGATGCCGCCGTGCTGGACACTGGCAACGGATTGGATGCGCTTAGCTTCTGGTCTCGAATGATCCCATCTGCACCCGCTGAGGTGGCTGGAACCATCAGTGTTACACCTTGGGCCATTATATGTTTCCTTCTGGAGGCAATGGATCGGGCGCATCAGTGCTAAGAGCGCCGGTTTCATAGCGGATATTCATGATTTCAACGGATTCAGTAGGCGCATCGAGAACCAGTGGATAGTTGTTCTGCTGGCCTTTATCCGTGGTGATGCCAAGCTTGCCAGGGTAGGCATAACTTATGTTACGGAGACCAAGCCTATTCCTGCGCATTTGGACGCTCCCTTGCTTCCTGAGCGGCAGGTTCGGCCTGCTGTTCCTGCTGTTGGAGTTTGGCCCATTCCAGTTCTGTCTTGGTCACAAGCTCATCGCGCCTGAAATTCTCGTCAAGCAGCATCTTAGCAGTTTCGGCTTGGGAACGTTGTGCCTCTAGCGCGGCCTCTGCATCCAAGCTCATTTGCGTTGTCTGAGCATCAGCATCCAACTGCGCACGTTCACGGATTACCGCAACCTCTGCATCAGTCTGGCTCTTCTGCATGTCAGTCTGAGCCTTGGCCTGCACCTTTGCCAGTTCGGTTTGTGGTTTGGCCTGAATTTCCTGCGCCTTGAGGGATAGTTCGGCTTCCTTCAGCTTCAACTCCTGAGCGCGGAACTGGTTGTCTGCCTGCACCTGAGCAAGCGATGCCTGAAGCTTCTGCATTTCGATCTGCATTTTCTGCTGATCTAGCGCAGCCTGTGCCTTTGCCTTCTCGGCTTCTGGATTAGGAGCCTGAGGCATGTTCGCCATGGACTGAACCCACTCATCAATCGAACCCTCAATCTCTCGACCGGGGCGATGAGGAGCGATAGCCATCTTGATAAGATCGCCAGCAAGCTTTGCGCCTTCCTTGCCGGTCGCGACCATAGGCTGAAGCCCAACGATGGAACTGGAGATGGACATCAGAAGCTCAGATACAGCCTGTTTAGCTGCCTGTTCATCAGGATAGATCGTGGAATCGGTCTGAATATCGAAGTCGGCAAACCCGGTCTTCTGTTCAGCCAGTAGCTCTTTAACGTCTTCCTGCGTCACAGCCTTGCCCAACTTATCAATGATAGGCTGGAACTTGGCTAGGATGGCTTCCTGCGCCTGCTGGAACTGCTGTTGCGCCTCTTGCGGGTTCTGCTGGGCTTCTGGTGCCTGTAGCGCTTCCTCTGCCTTATCAGCCAGTGCCGTTAGCTCTTTCTTCGCGCTGTCCTTAATGTCGGATAGCTGCTTCTTGATCTCCGAGCGCTTTGGAAGCTCCATACGGCTCATTTCGAGCAGCGTATCGAAGTCGAACTCCTCAGCCTGGATTTCGCTCATGATCTGAAGCGTATCGCGTCCAATGCGCACCAACTCAGAAATCTTGTCCCGAATGCGAACAGAGCCGAACTGCGCCTTGAGCTTTTGCGCCCCTAGCGTTTCCTGTGCTTCGGATTCACCGCGCATAATGTCAGCAATGCCAAGAAGCTCCTGAACATTGCCGATAAGCTCTCTACGTGCCTCTACAGCCGAAATGAGGGCCTGCGCGATCATGTCGATAGGCAGCCAGTCCACATACTTGCTAGCAGTATTGAACGCAGCAGCCGGGACCGGGATAATCATGTGATCGGCGTCGAGATTGCGGTACGCCGTTTCCAGCGCGTCACCCACATCAGAGCCAGCCGGGATAATGCCGCGCACTACGAGCTTTTCGCACAGCCCATGAATGCGAGATGTTAGTTCATTGATGCTCTCTAGCTGATCCTCGATATAGACGATATCAGGGACTGGAACGAGGGAGCGGCGCTCTAGCGTGGCATAGGCAGGGCGCGGGCACGGGAAGAAGTTCTTGAGCTTGAGGAATGGCTCATCCTCGTCCAATACCTCTTCACACCCCTCAGCAACCCAATAGACCTTGCGATCTACCTTAGACCAGATTTCCCAGAACCCAGCCTTGGGCGTGTTATCGACCTCTTCGCCGCGCTCATCTTTGTGCTGTCCATAGGATGCATTATCGGCCTTAGTGCCAAACCGTTTCTTGGCCTCTTTGCGTGTGAGCCAAGCGCGACGGGCAACCCAACCAACATCAGCCCACTTGCGAGCGGGTTCGTGCAGGAAGTCCTTGCGGTCCAGATGCTCAATGCAGACGCGCTCGCCATATGGCTTTGCGTCATCGCCAGATTCATACGTGCACCAGATAACGCCACGGGCAACAATAGCTAGATCATCACGAACGCCCAACATCACCTGATCAATGTCAGAGATGGAAAAGCCCCGTACCGCACACCGCTCCAGCATTTCAGAGCCAGTGCGAACGATGGGGCTTCGATCCTTGAATACAGGCGTTACAACCGGGATGGGAGGCCGGGAATAAATAGAGGGCTTGACGACTTCCATCGACGCCCAGAACAGATTGAATTCGTGGTCGAATATCCCGCCGTTGCCGTAGAACGAGGACCACGTATCGAGATTGGCGTAGAGCTTATCAATCCGGTCTGCTTTGGACTGATAGGCGTTGAACTTCTTCTCTGCGTTCTTGATGGCAATGAGAAGCCGCTTGGAGGACGTTGGCTCTAGCGCCTCATCCTCGCTCATTTGATCTTCGTATTGCGGCTCGCCTTGGTAATTTGCCATTCTACATTTCTATCTCAGTCACAGAGTTGGTGTGAGGGCACGAATCAGGCCAGCGCTGCCCGCTCTGCCGCAGCAAGCCATTGGCCCAAGGTCAACGCACCCGCTTCAGTCGGGTGCGGTAGGGTAAGTGCGTTCTGAGCGAAAGAAACGCCCTGAGGATCAAGAAAATGAACTCCACCCCTGTTAACAACGGCAGCTTGAATTGCGGTTTTGCACGCTGCATAATTGGCGACCGGCGCGCTCGGGGCGGCGTTGTCCCAAGGCCCCACAACAGAGATAGACGCCGCTGGCAGAATGCCGCGAGCCAAGGATAAACACGCCTCCGCTTCAGCCTGAATGCCTGAGAGGCCGATATCATTAAGGCCCATAGCCATAAACACCTTGGCGACAGTACCGTACCCCATTGCCCGTGTTATATCGGCTACGATACGATCTGCGAGTTTTGGTCGAGTGGATGAATTTGTTGCTACGTAGCCAGTCCCACCCGAGCCCGAGGCCCAGAAATGGGCAAAGCCAAGGCTTTCGGCGCATGGAGCGGCAAGCCCATCACCGACAAACGCCGTCCCGACTCCTTCAATGAAGCTATCGCCCAGGAACAACGCGATACCCGCCTCCTCAACAGGCTTTGTCGCCGTGTATCCGTCGAGCACATTGATAGCGCGAATGCCGCCGTTCTTCATGCCCTCGCAAGTGACGATGCGGTCCGCATCAGAGCCGAAGTCCAGAACGATGTGACCGTTGGACGAATTGAGCGTCCCAGCCTTGTTCACGTACTGATCAATTCCGCCCGGCGTTCGAACTCGGAAACGCACTTTCTCTGTCGAACTGAGAGTGGAGAATGAAACCTTTGCTGAAGTAGTGCGAACGCCCGAGAAGAATACCGATGCACTCTCGTTACCGCCAACATTGCCGCCACCGACCGGATCAGTAACGACGGGGAAACGGCGGTAGTTGGTTGAAAACGCCTTATCTGCGCCGCCCTTGTACAGAGGTACAAGAGACCCCGAAACATAAGTGTATGTTACGCCCATCCCGGCAGGATTTGCCGTAACGCTTGTAACCGTTACGCTTGGAGGGGAAGCCATAGCCGGAAGCGTGTGGGGTGTCGCCAACCCTTGATTGGCTGCATACAAAGAACGCAATGAGGTTTCCACCGGAACCCACATCAGATTCGCTAATGTTAGATTTGCAACTGCTTCCGTCATGCTAAGTTCCATGGCCTTACGACCAACGAACGTTCCGATAGCCAAACTCTCTGTTACGTATTTAGCCAGGGGCGTCACCATCCCAAGTTCTGAAAGGCGACGTGCATTGTAGACCCCAACCTGAATCTGATTAGCGTACTCTTTCGCCAGAGCCGGAGACGTCCCAAGACTTACGAACTTCTGCGCTAGTGACAGAGCCATTACGCATTCACCATCGCTGTCAGAGCGGGCGCTAGAACCGTATCCATCCCCAGCCGCGTAGCCTGTACGGCATTCATCGGGCCGGTCGTAATGGAGGTCGCCACGTAATCACACAGCTTAACACCGCCTAGACCCAATTCCTTGAGACGGCGACTATCGCCAACATTGGCTGTGATTTGAGCCTGTAGCTCTAATGCGAGGGGAGTGGCAACGCCAAGGCTCTGGAGCTTCTGGGCATTCGAGTAGGCCATTGGCGCAATCCTAATGAACGTTGCGCGTTACATTATCATGCGTTTGGTGAACGATCAACAGGAGCGAGCAAAAGGAAACCCCGTAGCTGGGGGAGGAGCTACGGGGCGAGAGTTAATGAGCAACTTAGAGGAACATCTACTTGTTTAGATCGCCCTGACGGCGCTGTCCAGAGGTTTTGTCGTCTGTCTTGTTGGCAGTCTCATCAACCTTGGGCTGATCGGGAATAGCCGACTTGCCCTCGGTCTTGGTCGCGGCGTTCTTGTCCGCATCCTCAAGATAGGACTGCATTTCCTTGTCGCCATTGTCAGCGGAACGAGCCCTTACCATTTGGTTTCCGGATTCAATGGCAGAAGGCATATCGAGAGGGCTAACAAGGCCCTGTTCCTTCTTGTAATGCTCTACGATCTTAGACTTAAGCACAGGCGAAACATTCTCAGGCACGTTGAACGGATTAGCCTCGCTCCAGCCAATGGATTCGAGGTCTTTTCGCTCTTGGCTGGTCAATTCGGTGGAGTTCTTTGCCATGGGTAGTCTCCTATAGGGGGTGCTTAGGAACGTTTATCATCGGTTGGCGGTTGCGCCAAATCACGATGCTTAACGCCTGCGCTTCTCTATCAATGCAGGGGCTTGGATATAGAAGCCCTTGTCGTTGTCTGGCATCAGCAATTCCTCTGGTGGAGGCGCTGTAATCCCGCAGTTTATGGCAAACTCACCGAAGCTGTCTGATGCGTGTGAATGCTCATCATGCTTTGGACCCAGGTAAATGCCAAGCTGCTCGTTGATCTTCCGACTATAGCGCCGAAGATGGGTCAAACCAAGCATAACCCGCTCTGTCTGGTTAAACTCGCACATGGGCAATAGCTGGCGAACGGCGTTGATGCGTTCCTCTGGATTCTGCGCCACACCGCGATTGATCTTGCTTAGAGGAATGCCGAGAGCGTTGACGGTTTGAACACGGGTCTTAGCGCCAGCGCCCCATTCTCTCATTCCAATGTCGTGTGGGAAGAAGTGCCTGCCGTATGCAAACTTCTCGTCTCTCCCAAGCTCTGTCAAAGCCTCTACACGGGCGAAAACATCATCTGTGTACTCAGGCAGGGCTTGACCCACAATCTCGTCTGCACCAAGCCCTGAGGCCTCGTAATAGTCCACAATACGAACGCGGGGCATGCGGTCGATATGATACTGCTGATAGAACCAGATCGATGTGTAGTCATCCACACCCAAATCCCATGAGGTATAAACCGGGCCTAGCTCTGGGGCATATGGCAGATGACCAACGCGCCCCTCTTTCTCCAGCTTGGCAATGTGCTTGGCGAAATAGGCACCTGCCGAGATGCGCTCATAGCCACCATTCCACACATGCTCTGCCATTTCAGGATCAGCGGCGAAATCATCGTCCTTTTCCTGCATCATCTCACCATCACTAAACCATGGATTATCCCACCAGTTCACATTGATGATAATGGCGTCCTTAGGTGGAGATTTGCCGCGAAAGAATGCGTCAACGGCGTCTGTCTCGAACCTGGGGTTCCACGAGAACCAAAGCTGTGACCCCTTCTTACGTAGAGTAGGCCGAAGCATGCGCAATGATGTGGCTGAGAAGGTTTGGGCTTCCTCAACCCATGCACCGTCAAAGTCCTCTAGCGACTTGAGGTTTGCAGCATTGAAGCTCTGCATACCCTTGAAGATGATCAGCCCGCCATGAGGGCAACGTATCTCAGCCTCTAGAACCTCAAACTGACTTTGAAGGCCAAACTTATCGATCTTATCAATGAGTAGCTGTCGTACCGATTCACGGAGAGAGCCTTGAACCTCACGAATGCAAGCCCACCGGGTTTTCTTCATCAAGCACCGCTCAATGAGCTTTTCGGCAAAGAAGTGTGACTTCATACCCCCTCGCCCACCATGGAGAGCAATGTAGCGAGCATCCTCTAGGGCAGGGAGAAGCTTTCGTGCTGTCTCAATGACTAGCTCTGTCATTTGTCCTTAGGGTCAACAATGCGGCGCGTGATCTGCTGAACCTCAATGCCGCCAGAGTGAACGGTTTCGATCTTATCGCCATATCGCTTTGGAGCCATCTTGCTCATTAGCCACTTGCGCGTGTCTACTCTAAGCTTATCGCGCTGTGTGTCGCCGGAAGCATCGTCAGCTATTTCCACCAAATCCTCAGACCAAGCAACCGTTCGATCTGACTGAGCTTGCGCGTATTGCTCCGAGAATATTGGGTATTTGGCAATCCACAAGAACACACTACTCATTGCAGGAATGTCATCATCTTTGACCACAGATCGGAGAGAGCGCCCACTTGCTACCTCTGAGCAAATGCGCGCTGCAATCTCTTCGTTGTAGTCTGTAGGCCTGCCTGCCATTAGTCCTGAATCCCGCCCATCCGAGGAGCGCTAAATACCAGACGAATCGCAAGCATCTCCACGTCCTCCCTAAAGTTTCGTCCAATACCAACTTTACCATGAAGTTCTGAAGTGACACTGACGGCCCTATCCCACACCTCGACAGAAACCCATTTAGGCCTTGAAATTTCAATCATCGCTCAATCCTCCCATTCTGATCTGTGTTTCCACATCGGCCATAAGGCGCTGCGCTTCCTGGTCTACATCGATGTTAGGCTCTTCGGCCTCGCTGTAGAATGGATGCACGATAGATGCTCTCTTGCGGTTAGACATGCCGATATATGTGGTTATGCCTTTATCGGTATTTTCTACCAATACGCCCTTGTTAGCAAGGTTTGATGTTAGTAGGCTTAGGATATCGTCAGCTTTGCTCAACTCATCCCTCCTTTGTCTGATTGATCTTGGGTTTGGAGGGCGGATACCCGAGAATATCGGCATACATAGCCGCGACTTCATTCCACTTGCGACTTGACCGCTTTAGGGTCTTTGAGGCGTCGTTAAATGCCCAACACGCCGCCACCATTAGCACGAATCCCAAGCACATAAACCAGTTGGGAACCTCGCTGTAAGATACAAACCACCATAACACATCGCTCATGCTCATTCTCTCTCTATTTGGGGCAAGTAGGGAGCGGGTGCGGGCCAGCGTATGGGTCTGATGTTTCAGGCAAAACTGGCACATCATACCACTCGAATTTGTCTCCCCCATAAAGGCGCAAAACCCACCGAGATTGCAAAATCATCTTCCCATCCCGGTTCACGAATCTTAATCCGTTAGTCTGTTCCATCTCTTATCTCTCTATTTGGGTAGTGATGGGGTTAGGGCTTTGGATAGGCGCGCTACTCTTCCACACGATAATCGTATTCAAGTCTTGGATTTGATCGATATACGGGGCCTATCTCGATAGGGACATAGACATGACCGTTGTTCAAGGTGTGATTGGGATTCTTAGCCAGCCTCTCGCATGCCGCATGGGCCTCATCACGAGTTAATAATTTCCTAGCTCCAGTGCCACCTGAAATTCCTGGAGACTGCTCTTGGTCGAAACTGATATGCATAATGATCTGATCGTTTATGCCCTTAGTCGTAGGCCAATTGGGTAGGCTCGCTATAAGCCAGTTCCTCTTATCGCTCATCTCTGCTCTCCTCTATTGGTTGGCTTTGGAACGGATGGCAGCGGCAATCTCTTGCGCAACCACATACCAACTCGGCTTATACCCGTGTTGTAAGGCCAAATCCGTCCTTCGTTCCTTCTCCGCTATCTTAGCGCATTCCTCGTAAGCGGACGAACGTGCTTGTAGAATGGCGTAAGCGAGAACCTGTTCAGTGGACCAATCCAACTTGTCCGAAACGTCATTTGCCTCATCAACGGCGTCGTGAAGCCATTCTTCCCACTTGCTGCACTCAGTAGCAGTCGTCTCGAATTTATTACCACTCATTCCTCGTTCCTCTCTTCTGTGGTGGTTTGGATAGAGGGTTTGGGAGGGGATAGGAGTTTGTCTTTCTGCCGTGCCCGCCAGATCCTCATGTACTCGGTTGAATATCCCGGTCGGTGCCGATTGCCCTTTCGGGTGTCAGGATTTCGGCTTTTAGCTGGCATTTTATACGGCCTCAACGCAATCCAAACGAATATCCAAGTCATATTCGCAGCCATCTACGTTAACCAAAACGCAATCACCATCAACAGAAACGACCACTCCGAACTTATGAGGCCCGCAACCTTCGTGAATGAATTTAACTTTCTGTCCTTTGATCATTTTCTATCTCCTGTTTCCTGAGTATTAGTAAACACCATATCGCAGGTGTTTACAAGCCCTATTTGCAAACTAGTTCACACAAACAGAAACCCCCGACATGATCAGTGCCGAGGGTTTCCGGGGGAGGAGATGAGCAGAACGCAAGAGGAGGGGCTTGCATCATCTTTATGCGTGGTTTGTTGGGTTAGGTCAAGTGGGCTTTGGAGGTATGTCCAACTTAGATAACACGTGTTTGAACAGCTCGACGTATTCCTCAATTTCCAACCCGCGATCATCGGCCATTTCCCAAACCGCTAGTTTTCCTTTCGAGTTCATACGCTCCAACTCTTCGCGCACTTCACACAGCATCTTATCCATGTCGCTCATTCTGTCTCGCCTTCTTGTTGGGATTTGGCTTTGGAGAGGATAAGCCGCCTTGCTGCGCCTGCAATCCTAATGGCATGCGTTGGGTCTAGAGCGGCATCCACCTCGTCCATTTCGGCTATCAGTTCTAAATACCCTTCTATCTCCTGGATTAGATTTGCATCCGCCTTAAGCCTCTCAATCAGTTTATCGTCTAGGTCGCAATCGGTTACATCATATTCTCGGTTGTTCCTGATGCTCGATTCCCACCAGACAACTCGCTTCTTCAGCAATGCCAACAGATCATCGCTCACTTCTTCTCTCCTTGAAGGGCGGGCACTCGATAAAGCGTTTCGATCCTGTTAGACTTGGGCAAGAGCAGTGCTTGTCCAAGTTTGCCCCTAACCACATAAACGGCGTCTCCAGGCGCTAGTTTAGCGGTGACTTGCTCGACCTGAACCCCGTGTCCACAACCGCTATGCTCTGCCAATAACTCTGCCGTCACGGCTTCATTTAGAGCATCCTCTGTTATCTCAATGGGGGCGGGGCGGGCGAGGGAGCGTGCGAGATAATCCGCCTCTGCGGCGGCCACGGCTTCCTTTCGAGTGTCGAACACCTGGAAGGTATCAACGTCAGCACCCGCCATCCAAAGATTAACCGCTCCGCCTGCCGTTGGGGCGTCAAAGCTCATAGTGTAGCCACCGAGAGCGGTTTCGGCTTTCAAGTCTATGGACCCAGCATATACGGGTACCCACTTGAGTACTGCCTCACTCTCCCCCGCTTGGCTGCGAAGGGATTGGAGAATTGTCTGGGCTTGCAGAAGCGCCGTAGCCTGAAACTCGTCCAGCGTGTCGCCTTCGACAAGGTCTGCTAGCTCCGTCAAAATACGATCGATTTCGGATTCGGTAGCCATCACTCTGCCCCTTTAAGATTTTCGAGGAAGGACTTGAGGGCGCGTAGATGCCCGAGCGTGACGTTGGGAACAACCTTATAAGGCGTCACCTCGTGAGTGTCTGGCACGCGATCAGGATCATTTCCGTTCAGTCTTGCATGAACCTCAGACGCCTCAATTACGGCCACGATTGGCTCCAGCACCTTCACTGCCTCTTCCAGCTTTGCCTTATAGGCGGCAACAAGGTCTTCTAACTGTCGTATAACATGCGAATCAGCATCAGCTTGCGCCAAAAGATCGGAGTTGTCATAACGCAACCTTTCGTTCTCGACGGCAACGAAATGCGTGTCCTTGGATTCGATCATAGGTAATACCAATCCACCGTGTTTCCGTTTTCATCGCAGCGGTTTATTCTATAGGTTACTATGCATACGGGCTTTGTGGGTTCGACATGAACCGGCACTACAATAGGCTTGGGTGTTGGTGTGTCAGGCTGGATTAGGAGGCTCTGACGATGCTCGTAGGCTTCTCGTGATGCCGCGCCGGGGTTGGTTAGGTCTTGGATGTTACATCCCGCTAGGAATGGGGAGAGGCTTAGGATGAGGATTGTACGGATCATTCTGAGCGGACCGTTGCTTTGACAATCGCTGCTTCTGTCAAAACGGTAGCCTTGAGCCAATCTTCCTTCGCGTCGGTATGACGCGCCATCTCCACAGCCATTAGAGCCTCAAGCAATTCAGGAGCAGCGGCGCGCAAGGTAACGTCAGCCAATTGTCTTTTAAGGCGGCTTTCGATTTCTGGGCGTTCATCATAAGGAAAGCCAACAGCCCGCATACACTCATCAACGCTATTTTGCCTGCTCACATGAGCATACCGCCGCTCACTCCATGCCAGATTACCATCTGGGCCTATCACCTCAATGTCGAACGGCCACACTTCTGGTTGTGTTACCGTGAATGGCCCCGGCATATATTTTGTTTCGTCTGTCATCTGACCCTCCAAGATCGTTTTGTTTTAGGTTAGCTTGGAAACGGTCTTCTTCCCGTCCTCCGTCAATATGTAATAATCCCAGCCGTTTCTTTTCCCAACGCCCTGCACAAGCCCTCTTTTCACAAGGGCCTTAGCCGTGTTGTTGTTTGGCTCTCCAAGCGAAGCCTCTTGGCGTTCCAGCTTTTTTGCCATCCTCAATAGTCCGCTCTTCATTGTTTCGGTAAGTTCGCTCATTAGCTCTACTCTCTCGTTGTGTTTAGTTGGGCTTGGGAATGGGTGGAAATGATGCGCTGGAGCGTTTTCCGATGCATCCCTAGCCGCCTCGCTGTCGCTGATCTGTTGCCCTTCATCAGGGCCAAAACCGCATCGATATAGAGCCATCGGATTTCGTCTGGGCTCTTCTCGGCGCGCACGATATATTCCGAAAGGTTATCGGCCTTTGGGTAGAATGACGGATAATCCACGCTCATCTCCTTGCGTCACAATCACACACTAGAGGCGTTCTGCCGCACCGTCAACACCTTTCTACTAGAACGATCCGCCATTATTGGCTTGCGGATGAGGCAGGCCATTCGCCCTTGCATATTCGATGCAAACGTTATTCGTATGCGGGACAGATAGGCCGAACGCCTCTCCAACCTCTTTGTAAGTCGCTCCTCCCCGACACATGATATACATTTCTTTGTCCCTCCCTTCGTGAACTACTATGTGAGCGCGGATGACTGGAGGAAGCCCATGACGCGATGCAAATTTATCTACGGCATGAAGCACTGATGTGTGGTTATCATAACCTAGCTTCCGCGCCGCTGCGGGGTAGGACATTTTGAATTCCGTAATTAGCCGGTAACAAATTTCATGTCGCGCCATTGTTGTTTTTCTGGATCGCGACTTTGATTTTATGGTTTCGAGGGGTATGCCGTGCTTGTTCGAAACTTCTCTCATAACCCCCTTCCACTTCTCAGCATCGATAGAATCGCTCAATGATTCTGCAATCGGGACATAAACCGGCTCCGGTTGATCGGTCTTTAATTCACGCCTTTTGATAGCTACCGGCTTGGCTTGGAAAACTCCTAGCCGTTCTCGGCGCGCTAGATACTCATGGGTTTCTACCGTGGAGAGCATTAGCGCCACTCCGGAGCGAAGGGGATATCATCGAGTGGATCGGAACCGAATGCGCCGCTAGGGCCTGCCGCCATATGCCTCGCTGGCTGGCGTTCCTGCTGTCGTGGCTGGCTATCCCCACTTGGGCCGTCAAGCATGGTCAGTGACCCTCCGTAGGGACTTATGACCAGTTCAATGACCGTATGATTCTGTCCGTCCTTCTCGTACTCGCGGGATTGGAGCTTTCCTGAGATGGAAACGCGGCTACCCTTCTTGAGGTATTGTTCCGCTACCTTGGCAATGCCCTGGTTTTGGATGGATACGTTGAGCCATAGGGTGCGCTCTTGCTTCTCGCCCGTGTCTTTCGATTTCCATTGATCACTCACAGCCAGATTGAGGTTCACCACCTTGTGTCCGTCTTGAAATGTCCGAGATTCTGGGTCACGCCCTAGACGGCCTGTGCATACGAATACGTTTGTGTCGCTCATTTATTGTTCTCCTGATGCTTAATCAGAGCGTTGACTGCCATTTTCATCGCGCAAATTCGCTCGCTAACCCATTCCGCATCGACCTTTCCGTCCTGCTCTACAAAATCCCATGGCGACGGCTCGCCCTTCTGCGCCGCATCTTCTGCGTCGTGCGCCCTGCACATAATTTCCAGTTCGTCCGACCCGATTTCGTTTAAGCTGCTCATTTACATCTTCTCTTGTTTGGATGGAGTGGGTTGGGATTGGGAGGGGCGTTTATTCCACGCCGCGATTACGTCCATTCCCTCGCGCGGCACAAAATCGATACCGCACCGAAGGCAGTCGATGGCATGAAGGCCGATGTTTCCCGGCCAACGGTAAGATGGGTATAGCTCATCATCGAAACCGCAGAATGGGCACGGCAATAATTTGCTCATCTATCCTCTCCCGCATCATAGCGCTCATCATCGGCGCTGTTAAACGTCTCGTATCGTAGCTTACTGATCAGGTATGAACTTACCTTAATGCCGGGAATGCGTTCCTCAAACTCATTGGCATAGAAGGCGTCGTGGCGCTTGGCTTCCTCTTTGGCCCTAGCGATTTCCGCTGGAGTTTTCTGCTTTGGATCGACGGATTCAACAAACCCCTCCATCATACTCCTTACCCTAGCCATCGCCTCCGGGGTGCGGGATTGCTCTACCTCTGCATCCTTGTCCTGAGCGATGAACTGCTGCCGTCCTGCCTCTAGGAGCCGCTGCACCTTGCCGTCATTGGCCTGCACTACTCGAATGTGGGTTGATAGCTCGTCGCAGCTTGGGACGAATGCCCGGTTCCTTGCCTCTCGTGGAACCTGTCCGGTAATGAACTGCTCAATACCCATGCGGACAAAATTGAACGGGTAATAATCCACGGCCTCTAGATACGTATCGACCGTTGCGCGGCTAACCTTGCTCTCAGCGCCCGGATAGGCGCGGAACAGACGCAAGATCAAGGCTTCCTTGGCTTCGCGTTCCATTTCTAATCCTCTCTGCTAGGTCTTGCTCTAGGCGGTCTAGGTTGGTCATGTTTTGGCTTGGGATGATGGTGCGCTGGTCTTGCAACTCATCCTCCCAGCAGCCCGCGTTGAGCCATGAGGCAGGGTGTTTGATAAACTGATGTTCGGTGTTGCGAGTGTGGAAGGCATACCGCTCAACGCCTGCCATTATCTCTTGGTGAGTGGTTTGCTTTAGAGCCTTGTCATAAGCCTTCTTGGCTGCGAGCTTGGCTACGCGGCGCGGGAAACATGCCCAGAATTGGTCAAAGCTCATTCTTCCCCCCTCCTTGAACGCTGGTGATCAAAAACGCAGCTTGCTGCGCCCACGCATCGAATACCGTAACGCCCCCGTCCGCAACGATATCATCACGGTCGTTCTGTATGATGAACTTGATATGCTCCTCCAGCACACGGATGCGGTCGGCAGTAATATCCTTGCGATTGGCCGAACCGTTCAGAACCGGTTTAGAACCGCCTGTAAGCCCATACAGCGCCCATTGGCGCGGTAGTTCGTGTGGGTTATCGAAGATCGCCTTTAGCGCCTCCTCATAGCGCTCCATGAGCTTCGATTGCCCTTCTATCACGTCTTCATATGGGCTAGTCATTTGCAACGAATCCCGGAATGTTAGGGTAAGTGCCTTGATGTTTCTCGATTTCAACGCAAATTCCTTGACACACCGCGTCAGGATCAAAATCGCCCTTTACCCACTCAAGACGATCACGAATGATCTTGTAAAGCTCGTGCATCTTTATTCGTATCTCAGCACCCCCCCGATGGGCGTCGGGATTATTGAACAGCTGCTTGCTCATTCTCTCATCATCTCCTTGAAGTGCGAAAGGGCCTCAACTCGCCGCTTTTCCAAATCAGCAAAAATCCACGACTTGCTGCTGTCGTTACGCAAACGCAGCGACAAAGAGTGAGGGCTAACCAGGTGAAGCGCTACGTCCTTGTAGAAGTTGTCAACTACGGTGATATGGAAGCTTTCTGCAAAAGCTTTTAGAGCCACCAAAGCAGCTTTATCAGCCGCTCGCTTCTTCTGCATACGCTCTCGGTCATATGCCTTCTTCCGCTCTGTCTGAACCATTTTACCTCCTAGATCAGTCAAATCACTGTAAACGACGTCCCTTGTGTTGGCAACAAGAAAAACCCGCCGAGCTTGAGGCTGGCGGGCTTGACTTAATGGCTGGGGGAGCCGATTATGCGGATGTTGATCAGCGGTTTCTCAGACCCTGACCATTGACCGAGAGTGGGTGAAACACTTCGGTAAAGGCACAATAGCTAAACCTAGTGTTTGGTTCAAGCCCTTACCCAACATATCACCCCTTTAGGTCCGTAGAGACAGGGTTTCCCCCTGTGACGGACGGCATGGCGCTGCTCTGTTTGATGGTGTGCCCACTGGGTCACTCTACGTAGTCTGCGCAACCAGGGGGAACTGACAAGGCGCAAACCCAGTCCGTAGGGGAGAGGGGTGTCAGCAAGAGGATCAATTCTCTTGGAAGCAACTCCCTAGAGCCAAGGCATGATCGCCTGACGCTTATCCGCATGCGCCGAACCTCGCCTCAAGCGACAGTTAGGACCCGGATTGGACTGCTCCTCGTATCATTTGGTACGGGGAAGACAGTCCTTATCCAACAGCAACCGACCTGAACTCAGCGACAGATTAGGTAGTAAGTAAGAAGGGATACAGAATGGGTTGGTCAGCTAGAGACAAGACCGCATGGGACAAGCAAAGGTTCAACGATCGTCGGTCCAATCAGCTAAATCCGTTGAGTGAAGAAGCTAAAATGATCTTGGCAGCAAACCCACCTAAAAAGTCTGCAAAGAGGTCAACGCCTAAAACACGAGCCGTCAAAACCACAACCGTTCAAAAGCCAAAGAAATTTGCGCCCAGCCCGAATGACCGGAAGACATTCTATTCATCGTGGGAATGGACGAAACTTCGAATGCAGGCCCTAGAGCGCGATGGACACCGATGCCCATCCTGCGGAGCTACGCCAAAAGAATCTAGGCTAGTGGTTGACCACATCAAGCCCCTTGGCAAGTTTTGGCATCTCAGGCTGTCCTTGGGCAACCTACAAGTCCTCTGCGACCCGTGTAATCGCGGTAAAGGGGATTGGTTACATAAGGACTTCCGAACCCAGGATGACGAGTGGCAGCATGAACACGATCCGCTCATGGCTGAGTTTCGCGAAATCATGCGTTCCTAAGAGGCTCGCTCCGTTCATTCGTGGCGGGCCTCATTGCTTCAGAGGCCTTGAACCTTTCCCCAGCCTGAGATATTATCCTTGCAACGCGGGTCCGTCAGGGACGAGTTCAGCCTTCCAAGCTGATGAGGTGAGTTCAAGTCTCACGATCCGCTCCAGAATTGGGTGTTCGCGTTGGACGCACGCCGGTCTCCAAAACCGTGCGGACTTGGTTCAAATCCAGGGATGCCCGCCATTACCTTACATCACGGCTGAACTTCGTGCGTCAGATACGGGTGTAGCTGGAAACCATCCAGCATCTCGTGGCCCCGGAGAGGAAAACGGGGCTTCCCACATTCCCCACCATCCAAAGCCATTGCACTAATACAGCAGTAGAGCTATTGTAGTAGGGATAGCAGCACGGAAGGACGTGCGCACGTTAGCCCCGAGCCGTGTCACTGCGACGTATTCGCTTCGAGACACGGAAGTTAGCCAATGTGTCGTGACGGATAGCTCCTCACGGAAACGGGAAACAGGTATCAAGCCCTGTCTATCGATACAAAACACGGCCCGGATAGCTTATAACAGCCTCCGGGCCTATTTGTTGGTTAGGCGTCGAAGTCTTTGTCCAGAACGCGGTGAACATCGTATGAAATACGGCTGGCGAGGTCGTAAACCCACTGCTGGCCTTCCTTCCAGTTCACAGACGTTGAAAGCTGTTCATTGTTTTTTAGCTTCACCTGGATCGCCTGCGTAATCACTTCATAGACCTTATCCCAATCCGCATCCTTGATTTCGTCTGCCATTCTATTCTTCCTTCTCTGGATTGTGTGGAAAGAGCGGCGGCATATCGTCAATCAATTCTACACCTGCCAAACAGCCATCAGCATCAATGTCGATGATAGCTCGAACCTCACGCTGCTGTAGCGTCCCAACAGCATGTGTAGGAAGGCCGAAATACCAAAGATTCCCCTCCTCCCCATCGAACGTGAACCACGCCTTACGCTTCTCTAGTTCGCTCATTCTCGTCTCCTTTCAGCGGCTTGTCATAGAGGTGGTGAGATGGTCACAACGACCTTCCCGCCCTTCACTGGTTCTGCAATTCGGTAGGACGTATCAAACTTCGAATCGTCAATGCCGAGGGCGATGGAAATGCCATCCTGGTATGCCTTGCAACTGGCAATGCAGTTATCGAGGTCCAAAGCATGCGCCGTCTTGGGATGGAAGGCCCATTCCAGCCGCGCAGAGAGCCACTGAGGCTTAATAGGCAGTTTCGTGCGGGCTACATAGTACGCCACTTGGTTCGCCCCCTTAGCGGCCTTAGCCTTGACTGCCCAATGCGGGCGAGCGTTCGGACTAAGGTTCTTGTTCGGCCAAGGAAGCTCAAGAGCGAACATGCTTTGTACCCTTCAGCATCTCGGCATAGAGTTGTGCATTTTTGCGAGCGAAAACGTTTGGCAATCGCGTTGCAAGAGAGCCGCGACGTATGGTCGTAAGGTGGATCATGGATTGATGGCTGATCATGACAGATACCCGAACCAATAGAGCAGGCCGATGGTTGGGAAGATCGTTACCCATGCGATGCAGAAGAGCACGAATAGGAGCGAGGCTAGAACAATGAGGCCGTCGATCATTCGCCTTCTCCTTCAATAGCCGACAGGTACAAGTGGGCTTCTTCTTCGAACAGGTCGTATTGCTCCCGCTCATCGCCCGTCATTCGATGGCGCTTGATCGCGGCGTTTAGGGCCTTGACGTTAAAGCCACGCGACTTGCATTCGGCACGTATCTCCTTGATGTCGCCCACCAGCGTCTGGCGTTCATCATCGAGACGTATAATTCTCTCGGCGTATGCACGGATTTCAGCGCGGCCTACGTTGTCAGTGCTCATTTATTTCTTCCCTTCGATGTGTTATAAGGATGCATGAGCGCCACTACAGCGCACAATGCTGCTGCTCCGAAGTTGAGGAAGTCCTCCCATGAGAGGCCGTAGTAAAGTCCTACAAAACCCAGAAACACGTTCAGGACGCAAAAGCCCCAAAGCACGCGGTTCATAATCTTCATTCCCAAGCCCCTTCCTTCATATTCCAAATAAACGGTATAAGTACCAACACTAGGATAAAACACAGACAGAGGCCGAACGTGGGGAGGGTCATTTCTTTTTGCCCCAATCTGGCATTATGCTGGACCGATCTTCGAAGCTAATATGCGCATGATCCGAAACGGCGTTAATTGTATACGTCTCGATTAGCTCATGCTGGATAAGACGCGTTTCGAGCGCTGAGAAGATAGAATCTTCTTCCGAGGCAGCATGAAGCCACCAACGAAGGGCCTGCGCCTGAGCGTAACCAAGAAGGCCATGGTGAGAAGCGCCCCACTTAGGAGAAGGCACTCCAAAAGGACACTCATCGAATTGTACTCGACGCCATTTCTCTGCAAAGATTTGCCCACCCATCGAAACCGGCTCGGTTACTGATCGGGCCTCTACTGTCCAACCCTTCTTTGAGCTGTTTCCGTTACCACCCTTGCGGGGCCATTCAGACGCCTCTTGCGTCGATTCAGGAATCTCTTGCTCGTTCTTCCCTGCTTCGATCATTTCCGTCCTGCCTTCTTGTCACGCGCGTCAAGAGCTTCTTCGATGAGGATAATGGTCTGAGGCTTCATGCGTCGGCTATCCTCTGCTGCCGACTTCTCAATGCGCTTCCGAAGGTCTGGCGGGATTGCCAGGTTCGTTGTGCGTGGTGCCTGGTATGCTTCATGCATTGCCGTTCTCCGTTTTGATATAAACACAATACCGTGCATTTTCCGTATTGCAAGCGTTTTGTTTCTGTGGTTCTATAAACCTACGAACAGAGCGCGGCTCTTGGTGGAGAGTTAAGGAGATAGAGATGAGTGAAGCTAACAAGCCAATGTACGAGATCATTCGGAATAAGTGCGATCTAGCAGTCTTCTATGCTGAAGATGGCGCGTACGAATCTGCGGCGCGGGTTCTGAAAGAGGTCGCAAAGTTGACTGCTGATCACAGCAAGCACGTTCAGAAGATGATGGAAACCCTGTCGTGAACGTCCGCATCAGTCATATCGTCGGCAGCGGAGACTTCGAGCCGCGCCTGATTATCGATATCCCGGAGGTTCGATTGGTTCATGACCTAACCCTCCAAAGCGTAAGGGATGCAGCCATGATCCTGAGCGACGAATACAAGGCCAACTACCTCGAAAGCGTCTATGCCATTAAGGCAGCTATCCGAGACAGTAAGTACACTATCCCTGCTGATACTCTAGAATGGGCGAATGAGAAATGACGCGATCCCTGTTGCAAAAAGAGGCCAATGAGATTGACATGGAGATGTTTCGGCTCGCTGGCCGCCTAGAGGAATTCGCTAAGATTTTCCCGAACGGCAAAGCTCGCGCACGAATGAACGAGCTTTCTGATCTGGTCTACTATTCGCGCAGTTCGGTTCGCGAGCACATGCATAATGATGATAGAGAGGCAACGGCAGCAGCATGACCTATCCACCCCGTCCATACCGCTCAGATAAATCCGCCCGCATCTCGTATGCACTCCATCACCGTACACTAGAGATAGCCATAGGAGTGTTGGTTCTGACTGTAGCTCTAGGGCTGTGGTTGGGAGGGGATTACTCACCGATTGAAATGTTGAAGGCCAAAGGAGGGCTTTAGAATGACAGATAAGAACTTTTACCCTGAGCGCGGCGAAATGGCATGGCCAGATGGGTGCCCATGTTGCGGTTCGTCCGTCCGAGAGTTTGAAAAGGAGACAGATGATGAATTCCCTATGTGGGTCTTCGAGTGCAGTTGTGAAATCATTCTTGAAGATGGGAATGTTTGGGTAAATGAGGATTGCCCTGACGCTATGGATCAGCACATCGAAGGGATCGTCACCCACTCGTCTGAGCCTTCGTAAGCAGAACCGAACCTAATAGAGAGGATTGAGGAATGACACCCATCGATACAAACAGACTACGTGATATGGCGCTGCGTCAGAAGCTGGAGGGGATTGCCCAAGCAATTCTGCACCATAATACGCAATACCAAGCTATCCCCGGATATCCAAACTGCGAGGAATACAGGGAAATGTATCTTCAATTCTTGCTTGAGGATTGCCAGAAGATGCAGGAGGCCTTGAATGGCTCGGATTGATCTGGACGTTCATTTTCTAGAGCAGGAAATCGTCAAGCTTGTTGCCGAGTTCCCTGAGCTTGCGGAAGACGACGCGTTAAAAGCTGATGTGATTGAAGGGCAGCTAGACGTTGAAGCTGTCATGGCCCGCGTACTATCGCATCTTTTCGAGGCTGAGGAAATGCTTGACGGCATGAAGCCGCGATTTGAGGATTTGAGCGAACGTAAGAAGCGCTGGGAGCGACGGAAGGAGTTTTGCAGGGCATTGGCCCAGCGGGTGCTAGAGGCGTCTGGTCGCCCGCGCATCGACCTTCCTGAGGCTTCCGTTTCCAAGCAGGCGGGCAAGGAAAGCGTCGAGATAACGAACGTTGATGACCTCCCGCAGGGTACATATGCTACCGAACGCAAGCCAGACAAGAAGGCTATTGGCGAGCAATTGAAAACCGGCAATGATGTTCCTGGAGCCCGTCTTGTGATGGGCGCGGATGGGGTGAGGATCAATACG